TCTAACATCATCCGGACATGCAGATAAATACAATTTAAGTGATGGTGCAGATAAAGATACTGCCCACCCATCTGGGTACTCATCAACCAGTCTTTCGATTAGTTGTATGTGTGACTTAGGGTCGTCCCATATCTCCGCCTCTGTATGAAGTGAAGAATACTTTTTACCCATACCCAAATATGGTGGGTCAGCGTATGCAAATTTCATTTCTTTTTGGCACGTCTCTTATTCTCTAAACCTACATTTTTCTTTTTAGATAGAACCCTTAGGTTAGATAACTTATCATTACCTTTACGACCCTTGTTATCTATGTGGTCTACTTCTTGATTACGTTTTAACTTCTTGCCTGTGGCTTTTTTGTAGTCAAGTCTTGCTTTATTTGTAGACGTAGTTTCGGTAGTTCCATCTTTCTTTTTGCGTTTGATAACGTAAATTGGACGACCACCATTTTGCTTGCTTCCCTTGTAAGGTCCAAATATTTTCACTTTATTCCTATCTCAATAGTGCTGCTATTAAAGCCAGCAGGCTTGTTAGTTGTAGTTGAAATGCAAATAATAATTCTATCATCTATCCCATTGTCCTCTCAGTACAAGCAATCCAATGATTGCATAGTTTGCCATGTCCTTAAAAGAATCTTCGATAGATTCATGCTCAGGATTTTTACCGCTATCAACTAGGTTATTGATACGTGCTAACTTGTCATGCATACGAACCCTTAATCCATTAATAGCACCACCTGGTGCATCAGAAATGTTTCTTGGTCCGTAATCTTTATGTTTAGACAACATTAAATCTAAGAGTTCTTGGAAGGTTTGACCAACCTCTAACTCAAAAGTAGTGTCTTTATTCTCTGTCATTTTCTTCCCCTTCATCCTCGATTTCCGCTAAAAAGTGCTGTAATTCACTGTCAAAATGACGCATTTCTTCCTTAATTACTACATCTTCTATGTATTTTTTCATCTTTTTAGGGCTAGATTCAGCGGCATATAAAGTTGCATAAACTGATTGAGTTATGAACTTTATATCTTTAGGATTATCTGCTGCAAAATATAAAGAACGAAGTAAAGAACCAACCATTAGTTGATATCCTCCAGGAAGAATAAGTTTAGGGTCAAATGGTAGTCCATCTTCATCATCAATTAAGTGGTCAGTTGCATCAAATATATTATCAAAATGTTGACCACATATTTTGCATGGTGGAATATCTTTAGGATTCATTTAATCCCATTCTTTCTCGAATATACTGGGAGCCGTATTTGACATAGACTGAATTGACGTCTTCACCGTCCGGCATTTGCACGACTGTGACTGGCAACTCACGGGCGAGACTAGCAGCAAATTCTTTTCCTGGTTGGTCTCCATCTGCGAATACAAATATTCTCTCAAAGTCTGCAAGTAATCTGGTGTAATGTTTTTTCCAAGAGTTCGCACCAGGAACGCCGACGCAAGGTATACCAATACAAGCAGACAAAGTAATAGTATCCAACTCACCTTCACAGATTCCAATCCAGTCCCCTGCTCTATCTATATCTAACACGTTGTACATTTTAGTTTCAACACCTGTCATTCCCATGTACTTAGGTTCAACAGCAGGATTAAGAGAGCGAAAACGTAAGTCGACAACACCAGTCTTGGTAATATACGGTATTGATAATCGTCCTTGGAATTGTTCATGTCCAGTTTCAGGCTCCTCTACTACGCCGAATCGAGCCAGACGTGCTGCTTCCCTTGTTATTCCCCTGCTTGCCAGGTAATCTTCTGCCTGATAAATGTTTGCTGCGTACTTGGTTGCCGCTAGACTGAGTAATTCCTTCTGCGAATTGCTTTGCTTCACGTATATCCACTCCTTCCTTTCTTGCTATAATCTGTAAACTATTGCCTTGCATACCACACGCAAAACAATTAAATATATTTTCTCTAGTATTAAAACTTGATGACTTATGCGTGTCGTCATGGAATGGACATCTAATATTTACTTGTCCACTAGTCCTGCTCATGTCAGCACCGTAGTGCCGTAGAACATCCACTATGCTTGGCATATCATCTGTCAAATACATCGCCTAACCTTAATACTAGATAAGAGTCCGCTATTCCTTTTCCTCGCGCTTTGATAACAACCGCAGGTAAGATGGATGTCTCTTCAAGGCCTCTTGCCTCTGAATAATTTCTTGCTTCAACTTGAGCCTCTTTGGTCCAACCAGATAGGTCAATGCGACCTGATTGACCCGGGGCTTTGGCTTCGATGATTCCGATGTGGCCGAGGAAGTCTTTGCGGACGACAATATCTCCTTCATCTTTAGAACCTCTTCGTGCAAGTCTTTCACTATCAAATCCAATTCGTCTAAAATAATCTCGTAAGTCGGTTTCAAAGTTTGCTCCTCTAGCCTTATGGCTTTTTCTAGTTGTCATGAATTCTCTGGTATGTCTTCTACATACATGTACTCAGGGTTAAACGCTAACCAAGTCATAAGCGTTCCGTTAGCATCCGCTCTACCGTAACGATTTTTGACTGCTGCCACGCCAAGCGATGTGCCCACCGTACCGAGTGTACATATGAGCGCAGGAAGTTGAGAGACCTTACCTTGGATTGCGCTTCTTGGCTGACAAGGATTCCCAGGAACTGCTTCAGAAGTGTGATGTAATACAACAATCGCAGCGTTAGTGGCTCTGGCAAGATACTTCAACTCCTTCATAATCGCTCTCATTGAGGCGAACTCTTCACCACCATCTGTGGCTACATCCATTAAGTTATCTAAAACTATAAGTGTTGGTGCACAACCCCACAATTCTTCAAAGGCTTGTACTTCCTCATCAATATCTTGCAGGGTTGGCGATGATTCAAACGACCAAACTATATGGCTTCCTTTTTGGAGGATTGCTTTAGTCCATCCAACATCAGTATTAAGTTTCTGTTCAACATCTGTTTGATTTTTACCAGATATCATTGACGCTAGGCGCATAGCCATAGTATGTGCATTGGTATCAGCGGAGATGTAAAGAGTTGGAACATTTGTTTTTAATGCAAGTGCTAGAGCAAGTGTTGATTTACCTGCACCTGGAGCACCTGCAAACATAGAAACTTCTGAACGCCTAATTATAATCTTGGACGCTTCAAATGATTTAAAACAACTAGGTAGAGGTTCCCCACCGATAGAGGCTCTACCTACAGACCTGACAAGTGTACGCATCTATCCCCCTACCTATTTGTTAAAATGGAAATTCTTGGTCTGTTAATTTACTGGCTTGCATTGGTCCGCGCCCTGAGGCATTGGACATACCCACATTGCGTAAGGATTCCCCGTCTTGCTTGAGATTCCCGACTTGTACTTCCTCGCTCCATGCTGGCACGTTGGTGCTGATGTAGCGGATGGAGCCGATGCCTGGGGTGGTGTTGAGGATTGTGGAGGCTTTGTGCTTGTAGTGGTAGTCGGCGTCGATAAAGGGGCGGCATTACTCGCTCCCACCACCAACTTTCCTACGGCAGCAATTTGAGTTGAGTAATCCCCAATGCCCTCTAATAACACACTTAATTCATCAGCAGTGTTTGCTCTGATATTAATCATATCTCCATTAGGAGTTTTATATGATACTTGTAACTTCCATTCTTCTGCCATTTATCCTTCTTTCTTTGTAGAGAACTGACAATGAGCGGTTAATCCGCACATGTACTGACAAGAGTTTGTGTTGGGCAAAAATATTCCTGCCTTCCTAGCCTTGTCAAAACCTTTAATCAGGAACTCCATCTTATCATATGTATATCCTGAAAGGTCAACCATCTCTACAGTATTGCTACCTCGAGACATGTAGTAATTTCCCCAGTTCACTTCTATACCAAAAGTTTCTTCCAAACCAAGTTTATAAAAACCTAGTTGCAAAGTACTGGTGGGCGTGTTCTTTGATGTTTTGAGGTCAACAATTACTAGTTGCCCATTGACTTCAAAAACTCTGTCTATAACCATCTTGACTGGAACATCAGCAACTACTGGTATTAGTTCCAATTCTATTGCTGGACGACCATCAGGTGCTGTCCATATTTTCCAATTGGTATTCTGCTTACGCCAAGCAATGTATTGCTCAACCCACATTGGTCCTGATGTTTGCCAAAAACTTATATCTTCTTTGTTTGGATTAATCTTAGTGGCTTTACCACCTACACGAGCATTGGTTAAGTCGATACCCTCAGATTCTTTTGCCCATGCTTTGTCCCATAAAGATTGGCTCATAGATTTTCCCTATCATACATTTCTGTAGCAAGGTGAAATGCTGAACCACCAACAGACCATACAGATGGCTCTTCTTGTTTTTCTAATAATCTACCAAGATAGTATTGATATCCACAGGTCAGATAAGTGCTAAAAGCACTATAAGACATATGTTCTGGCAGTGTATATTCTTCGAGTTTTATTGTCATAGGATAATTATACCTTAGGTAAACGTTTAGTGTTGTATCGTTAAAATCATCGGTACAACAAAGACCCATTGGTATGTGTATAATTGATATTAATATAATATATAATAAGACCCCGAAGGGGTCTATAATATAATATATAATTAATTATATATCGAAGGAGTACTATGTCAGAAATCGTTAATAATACCTTTTGGGCAGTATTTTATGGGTCTACTTTAGGAACCTTAACTGTATACCTAATCACATCCCTATTGGACGAGTACAGAAGCAATAAAAATCGCAAAGAAATTGAACTCTTAATGGAAGAGTGGGAAGACCTAGAAGACTAGCAAAACACCAGAATAAACGACAAAAGACCCCCCTTCCTAGTATCTCTACTGGGTCGGGGGGTTTTCGTGTCTAAAAACGGCCTTTAAAGGCTAATTAGGGGTACTTATTCGGCTCCTATGCCATACTCTTTTTCGGTCTTATCAGCCCATTTAGCCAATGGTGCGGCTACTGAACCGATTAGGATTGCATATTCTGGCGTAAGGTCAGCAGCCAGTGCTAGTCCCATTGTTACTGCCGATGCTAACACAGCACGGACATAAGACTTAAATGCAGCCTTAGTCTTCTTGCTCTTTAACTTAGCAATTAAATCTTTCATTTGTTCTCCTTCTTCGGTAAAGGCTTTGTTGCCGCTACCACTTTGTTTATTGTTGTTGCTTTTCCCATCCAAGGAAACCAAGGTGATGTATCATTACCACAGTTATCTTTGATGGAAATATGTAGATGTTTATTATGTTGATTTACTCCGGTATATCTGGCTTCACCATTTTTGGCTGACCAAATCTTACCTTGAAATATTAGATATTTAACTCTTGAATCTGACTGCAACTTATCATAGATTTCAAAGCAGTCAATACCATTTTTAGGGTCATGAGTTAAATCTACTGCATACCCTGTATTGTGGTCTGAGTTAGGACTCTGTTTCAGATGAGCAGCAGATGGTAGCAGACCATCGCTGGCTTTCTTGCGTTTCGGCCTTAACGCCGTCGCTTGACGGAGAACAGCAATTGCAGCAGGTGTGGCCCTCTTGGCAACAGTTGTCATTTACTTTTTCCTTATCCATACTTGCCATCCCATACGTAATATATCTATATCTGATTTATGTTTTAATAGCCAGGCATTTATTGCTGGCTTAGGATTCTTATCTGTACCATCTGGATGGTCCCACTCATAATCATCAAATGCCATAATACCACCAGGCTTTAATAAGTCCCAAGACAGGTTGGCATCTAAGGTAACTGATTCCGGTAGGTGGTCACCATCAATGTAGATAAAGTCATACTTAACATCTCTATGTTCTTTTAGCCAGTCACCACTAAATGCTTTATGTGATGCTACCTTCTTAGCATAAGGCTTTATCTGTTCCTTATATGCTTCTTGTATATCATCCCAGTCATAGACTGACTCATGAGGTAGGTTACCACACCAAGGGTCTATATCTACAAGCAATGATGTTGGGTCTGTAAGAATATTTTCTAGTAACCAAACAGATGCGTTGCCAGTAAAGACACCTATCTGTAAGAACTTAAGATTCTTTTTACCCTTAAACTCTGCTAGTCCTAGTTCAAAGTCTTGGACTGTGTTGTTATCGTAAAACCATTTAGGAAAGTTATTTGCTTTCATCCCCATTACTTTCTACTTTTGTATTAAGATTTCGTAGAGGGTATCTACCTTTTGTTCCAACCTATTGACCTGGTCTTTTACACTTGAGCCACCATTAGGGCGAAGTTCAGATAGATAGTGTTTAACTAAGTGTCTAACTCCAACTGCTAACGCTCCGAGTAAAGTGGTTATGGCAACTGCCAGTGCAGCCCAGTCATCAGGTGTCATAAGTATTATACCGTTCTAATAGTTATCTCGATTACGCCGCCGAATCCATCG